GCCTTGCTGACGTATGCCTTCGCCGCCACGCAGGTCTTTCAGGATCAACGGGTCAAGCGCCGCAGCAAAGTTTTGCAACGGGCTAAGGCCAGTGTCCTCGTCTACCTTCATGGCTTTGTCAAATAAGCCGAGGAGACCGCCACGCGGTTGACTTGGCTGCTGCGGATTCATAACCATTTACTTATACCCCATTGCCTTGCGCTTGGCGTCCATAAACGGGCGAATGACAAGTTTAAGCGCTGGCACTTTTGCCACAACCTTTGCCACATTTTCGCCATATTTGCTGTACGCTTTATAGAACCAGTTTGGTGAATAACCAATAACCCACTCGCGGAATTGCAGCCACCTTGGATCATCCTCGCCGTAAACCTCACGAGCCACCCAGCAAAGACTTGCCCCGAGCTGCAAATAATTAAACAAGCCGGGCTTCATGCCTTGCGTAGTGCTTTGAGGAACCGGAGTTGCGCCAAGCGCGGCAAGCGGCAATCCGAGTGATTGCTGCGGTGCGCCAATTGCGCCTGCGTATTGCCCGCGAGCCGCATCAATGAGCTGCTGCTGCAAGCCCTGCTGCATCAAGCCTTGTTGCATTTGCTGCTGCTGAATGGCCATTGAGGTGTCAAACGCTTGCCTGCCAAGGTCTCCCATTTGACCAGATGCGCCTAAACGTAGTTGAGCGCCTTGCAAGCCAGCGCCTTGGTTTAGCTGTTGGGCCGTCATGCCTTGCGTAGCGCCAAACATTCTTTGCTGGTTTAAGGCAGCCTGATTTGCCGCTTCCACCTGCATTTGTCGAGCAATGTCTTGACCAGCAAGCTGCTGCGCCTGCTGATAACCAGATTGGCGAAGACCAGAAACAAGTTGAGCCGCTTGATCCGCATATGCCTTGCGGGTTTCAGCCTCAGCAATACCCTGTCTTGATCCTCCAAATGCGCGAGCGGCAGTGGCTTGCGCGCCCATTTGGTTCAGAGCTTTTTCCTGAGCGCCGCCAAGGTCACTTAAAGACTGCTGAACAACTTGGGTTTCGTATGGGTTTGTGTATGCGCCAAGGTCTGCGCCTGCAACCTGACCCGCTGGACCCATTTGAGATGCTGCATAATCAGTGGCACGCACTTGCTCTGGCCGATAACCCATCGCCTCTCTAGTACCCAGCATAGCCTGCTGCAAACCACCAGCGGCGGCTTGATTGACATTAAATTGCCCTTGCGGCGCTAGTGGGTCAAATGGAGCCTGAGCCATAGGCGGTGCTGTTTGCCCGGTGGGGCTTAGGGTGGGAGGGACAGCCACAGGATTGTAAGTCGGCTGACGCTGTGGCATGGGTGCTGGCTGCACGGGGTAGCCACCAGCTCCTCCAGACCCCTTGCCGGGTCCAGAGGACGCACCCCCCGGAAGTGGCCCCATTGTGAGAGCGTTTGGACTTCCCGCCGCTGAACTTGCCATTTTATGCGTCCTTCTTAACTAAGCCGACTGCAAAAAACTGTGCAGTTCGGAACGTAAACGTCAGCGCGCCACGAAGTGTGCGCTTCTTGCCGCTGGCGAAGTCGATGTAGCGACGAAACTCTCCGTAATGCTCACGCGCCTTGCCTTGCTCGATTTTCTTATTGCCGCAGTAACGATAGCCGCGCCGTACAGCTTCGCCCCACCATTTCCCATGCAGCGCGTTCATGCACCACACAACAGCCTCACGCTTGGTAGCTGGGGAAAATGCACCTGAGTTGACTGCGTGTGTAGCCACTACGCAGCCGCCAGTGTCGCTTGTGCCAGCGCTATCCCTGCTAACGGGTCTGGAGCTGCTTATTGGCGCACCTGACTGCTGGACCGGGCTTGTTGCCCCTGCGATGAATTGGTTTACGGGCTTACCTAAGTTTGGATCATTCACGCCACCTGGAAGAGCGGCGGATATTGTTCCGGATGGCGAAAGGCCAAAACTAGCGTTTTGCTGGTCCACAGTCATCGCGCCAGTATTGCCTGAGCCGCCAGCGGCCTGCGTGTAATCTGTGCTAGCCGCATACTCAGCTCCAGCTGCGGCAGCTGCATCGACCCCGCCAGTTCCGTATGGGGTCATTGGCTGCGCGCCAGTAACGGGGTCAATAAAGGGAGCATTGATTGCAGCGTATTGTCCGGGGCGGCGAGCTTCAAGCTCAGCCATAGACTGCTCAAACATTGGAGCAGATGAATATCCCTGAATGCCGCCCGCATATGTAGTTGGCGCGGGCATACCCTCCATGCCAGTGCCGCCTCCAGCTAAACCAAACGCACCAGCCATCCCGGCTGTGTTTTGAAAGCCTGCCTGTTGCATTGGGGTGAACGCGGCAACATCTGGGCCGTAATATGGCGTGTAGCCAATCTTTGAAATCTCGCCAGCTTTAGCAAGGTTTGCCCTTGCCGCATCCTCAATGTATTGAGGTATTGTGACCGTTGAGGATGTTGATCCACCTTTTCCGCCTGACATTACTCAAACTCCTTAATGTATGAGGCATGATGAGCTTCCCAGCCGTGTGCCTTTAATGGTTTCTTCCAGCCGTATCGACCAGACATTGTTAGAGCGCTGCAACCCTGAGCCTTGCCCCACTTTATCACATCATCGTGCATATCTAAAATCTGGTCCAATTCACCGCCACCTAGAAAGACGTTTAACACGCGTTTCTTCGGATATACCACTATTTCAGTGACTATGCACCCCCTTGGTGTAGGCCACAATTGCAGAGTGCCTTTTTGCAAACCAGCAACCACATCGTTAAAGCCATGAGTGCCGCCGCTGTAGCTTAAAGCTGCCTCAATCCAAGGCTTGCATCTTTCTAGCTCTTTATCCATGAAGCCTCGTAATCGCTATAGTTGAGGAAGGCGCGGCAGGCGCAAACGCAGTTGCGGCTGTGGGCTTTAGAGTGCCTGTAACTGTGTCAACAGCCCACATGGCTTCCAAGTAATCGCCAGCGGCAAAATCAAATATTGCAGAACGTGATACAACTAACACAGCGTTATTTTGGTGTAGCGCGTTTTTCATTGACGCGCCCGCAACGTCTACGCCATTGACACGAGGCCAGAACCAGAAGTTTACAGTGCTTGAGCTGCTCGACGCAATCTGCGCGGAAAACGAAACCATGTATTGCCCAGCCTCCTCAAATACAATGCGAGAAGCTGGAGTGCCGTTAACAATGCCGTCAGTAACGCCCGGAGTGTAGGTCAGCGCGTAAGGTGTGTTTATAGCCACAGCGGTTTGAGTGGTTGTAATCGAACCCGAATATTGGCCATCCTCAAGCACAACTTGACGCCACTCACCGTTCTTTGAAACCACCGGGTAGCCGCTCACGTTGTCCCACAGCATAACGCCATTCTCAGAGGCCGATGAATAAGTTTCCTTGAAGCCGAGCTGGTCTAAAGCCCGGCCAAGGTAGCGCCGCATATTCTCAGCCCATTGCTTTATATCAAGCGTAATAGGTGGAAGTATTCGGCTCATCTGCGGCCACCAGATACAGCGTCAAGGCGCATAATGCCAACACGCCAATCCGATGCTGCGTCGCCCGTAACCCGCATCCTAATCTGCCGCCCAGTAAATCGTAGACTTGTTGGATTGGACATGCTGTACGGCCCATAGTCTCGTTCGGTGTCGGTTGGATAAAAACGCGTTTTGAACGTAGCATTTACGTCGCCAAGTGTTTTTTCGTCTGGGATTAAGCCAGAAACAGACATAACTTGATCGCCAGCCCCAATTGATATTGGCCCTGTCTCAGCAAATGGTGCTTGGCTTCCGTAAAGGAAACCCACTTCATGTTCGTATAGCAACCCGTCTGGATCAATCCAGAACGGCTCACGGAAAACACCACGGTCCACACCAGCGGTGCGCTCAATGTTTCCTGTCATCCAAACATTTTCAGCATAATCAAATGCAACGTAACGATTGCATTCAGTGCTGGCACCAGACGGATAAAACCACCAGATTTCATTCCAAGAAGAATTAACGACTGCGCTTATTTTGCTTTTCTGAGCCGTGTTCATGTCTGAGAAAACATAGTCTCCAACTTCACATGGCAATTCTTGCACAGCTCCACCAGAGTAAACAAAGAACCCGCGCTTGCCCATCCAGATTACACCCGCGTCAACCGAGACCGCTGCACCAGCAGCAATTAACCCGCAGGATGTGCCAACCCTTTCAAATCCATAGACAAATGGCGGCCCAGCGTATGTGGCTGAGTGGGCATCTTGATCTGTGAGGATTAAAGATTGCCCCCGTGTGCGCAACCCTTTTAGAATTACACCATTGGTCTGTATTTCAATATCACCAGCCTCGTTTGTTGCCGCTGGTGTCCATGTGTTGTTGTCTTCCCTATCGGACCACGCAACCTTACGAGGGTTCCCGCCAGCTCCGAACGCAAACACGAACCTTTCCTCAGTCACCATCATGCCAGAACATGATGTAGGGGCATTTGACAAAACTGCTGCTGGAGTGCCACTGTCTAGCTGCCACTCGTAAATTTTACCATCGTCGGATGTGCATCCTAAAAGGTATTCGCCCCAATTTTCCAGAGACCACGTTGTAGCTAAAAGCTGCGTTCCAACATCTTGACGGGCAACTCCATAAAAACCGTTGCCGTAAGTTGAAGCGCCCCAGCCCGTAAATATCTCTGCATCCACTCTGCCCGCAGTAAAACCAGCGGGGGTAATGTCGCTTACTGTGTTGCCAGCGCTCATCGCATATAGTTTGTTGTGAGTGCCGAACGCAACCCGACGGCTTGCGCTATTGTCCTCCCAAGCTATCATTGAACGGACTACGCCATTAATATCGACGCTTCCGCGCCGACGCCATCCACCCACGGGACGCATTGAACCCTCATGCCAGCGCACAAGGTCGGCGTCCCGCCATCGGCCTTGCGCTTGTAAATCAGTGCCGTTTCGGTACTGCCCAGCAGGTATCTGCAATGGAATAAGTGGCATATTTATTTATCCTTACCGCAGAACCCGCTTGCTGTAGGCAACTACAGGATTGTACTGATTTAAAGGCGCTAAAGCACTAGCAATTCCAGCTTTATCATAGGTTACGCCGAGTGACAAAACATCAACATTTGCTGTTGTCATTGTTGTTGTTGTCGTTCCGTAAGTGCTGCTTGAAGAGGTGGCTGTAGATGTAGTAGACGCTGTGATAGTTAAAGTATCAACATTTATGTCTGAAACATAATTGTTATAAGTAAACGGCTCCGCGCCGCCAAAACTTATAAATGGCAACTTTCCAACAACGCCTGTTTTCGAGCCATCCAACGGAAGTTTGACTGTTGCTGATCCGCCAAGCCCCTTGAATATTGTGTACATTTTTGAACCCACAACAGCGCCTTTGAAGGCGGCACTGAAGAACTCAGTCGAGTAAGTGTCTCCACTAGCGTAAATGTGCCTGTTCCACTCGGTAACGCCAGACGTAGACATTTTGATCCAAGTCATGCCCAAATTGTTTGTGTTATTTGTTGCGCCGTTTGAGGTTTCAGACAAAACGTAAACGTAACCACCAGATACAATAATTTGCTTTGCGGCAGGAGTGTTGCCGCTAAAAGTTAGCGTTTTCTCCCAAGCGATGGTTCCGTTAGAAGTATTCGTTGCCACCACGCGAAGTGTGCTGCTGGTCGGAGCGTCGGCACTATAAAGATAAGTTCCATCAGTAGCAGAAATACCGCTGTACTGAGGCCCACTGACAACCCTAACCCACTGCTGAACTCCAGAAGAATTAAACTTCATTAGTTTGTAAGAAAATACGCCCGGATCGCTGCTGTCGGTTGTGTGGCGCAAGCTGACATAAGTGTTGCCGCTGCTATCTGAAACCATATGCTGAGAAGAGCCAAAATTAGCGTTAGAGACGCCGGGAGCTGTGTGCGTTGCGACCTGCGGTTGCAAGACAAGCGCCCACTGCACCGCAGAGGATGAGTTGTATTTCACCAAATATGGGTACTGATTTCCGCCAGACCTACGAGTAAATCCGCAACCGTAAAAGTTACCACTGGTGTCACCGCCGCCAGAGGTCATAGTTGTATAGCCACCATCGCTGTAATTAACATTGCTGTCGCGGCCATACGCAAATGTAGTTAAAGAGCCGTCAGAAACGTCCACATCAAAAACATTGTAAACTTGCCACGAATTGATGCCGCCGGGGTCTGTAAACGTAGGCGTGTAAAAAACTTTTGTCGTGCCGTCTGCATACGGCACAAACTCTCCATTTGGGCTAATCTTTGCACCGCCAGCCTGCACAATTCCATTGTTGAAACGAAGATTAGTTAGCCCTGCGTATTTGTTGTAAGACTGTACGCCAAAACCCGGTGAGCCACTTACAGCAACGGCTACGTTTCCATTAGCATCAGCAGCAACATCGTTTGGAGTATCTGGGTCGACAGGATCGCTATAATACCTTGCATCAGCCGCCCAATCAGGCTCACCTTCCTTGCTCGCCAGCAAAATTATATTTGCCGCCATGCTCATGAAAAATCTGCTCCGCCAAGGAAGCCATACCATGTCGTCCCACCGTCGTGCGTCAAAAATCCGTAAATATAAGTCTCTCCACTTAATGGGTAATCAGGTGCGCTGCCATTCGCCCACTTAACAGAGGAGGGCCATGTAAGGGCGTAACTACCACCGCCGACAACTTTGAGCATAAAAGCGTATGCGGTTCCAGATGACGGGGCGTTGCTAAAAGTAAATGTTGCAGCCGCAGATGTTGTGAGAGTAAATACGTTTCCGCTTTCGCAGTTTACGGTTGGCGTCGCTCCAGAGAGAGCGGAAACAGTCTCGTTGTAACTGGCCGCTTTTATTTCTCCGTTGACTGTTAAATCGTTGCCAAGAATAACGTCATTATTCGCGTCTGCTGTCACAACCTTAGACGCCTCGGAAGTTCCAATAGTTGTAATGTCGTTATAATTTATTTCTGCGGTTGTGGCGGTCACACCATCAAGAAGGTTGATTTCTGCCGCTGTGGACGTAACGCCATCTAAAATATTTAACTCTGCGGTAGTAGCAGTTAGGCCGTCAAGAAGGTTAATTTCCGCAGCCGTTGTCGTTACAAGAGTGCCGCCGACCTTCCACAATCCTAAATCTAAATTTGGCTTGATGGCAGTCGTGCCGCTTAACAAGTCGTCTAGGCTGTCAAGGTTTGTGTTGACCTTGGTTCCCCATGTGTCCTCTGACGCGCCGACCTCTGGCTTAACTAGCCCGTAGACTGTGGTGGTGGTATCGGCCATTTCATCAAACTCCTATTGGTCTGTCCAAACAGTTGATGCGCTCGAAGTGTCGCTCCAATCTGTTACCGCGCTGGCGGCATTGTTCCATTTATATTCCGCATTCGCCGCAACATTACACTGAATTGGTATTGTAGTCACTACATTAAGTAAAAGTTGTGCCGATCCTAAAACGGTTACGCTCAAAGGCATGGAAGATGCCACAGTTACAGTTTTTGAAGCTGACGCAGTAACCGCGCTTGTGACTGCAATATTCGACGCCGCATCGCGCACAATAACCGCCAAGCCAGTTACTGCGACTACGCTGTTGATATTGGCGGCAATGTGGGAAACCGTGTTTATAGAAGCAGAAAATGCCGAAGTTATTGCAATGTTGGCCGCAGCCGACTTTGCGTCGCCAACCGCGTATCCTTCTAGCCAATATTCGGGTTCAACGTAATATGACATTATGCGCGCTTTCTATACTGCGTCTGAAGCTACAGGCCAGTCAGTTTCTTCCAAGTGGGGCCAGTTGGGGTGGCGTGTTATGTCACGCAAAGCCTGACGGTATGTAACCATTTCAGCAGACAGCGTATTATCTGACAAAGCGAGGTAATCTGTCTGATTTAGAAGGAAGTTACGCTTATTACGGTTTTCTATAGCGGCTACGCTTGTGCGTTCAGCTACTTCATCATCCGTAGCGTCTTCAATAATCCAAACCTGTGTCCACACACCTTCAGAAAGAGCGGGAATACCCTCTATTACGTTTTGCGTGTAGCTTACTTTTGGCCTATCGGCTTGCGTAACTCGCATTACGCCCCAAGAGGCAAGAAAATCATCTGGCGGGTTTCTCGGGAAAGACGTGTTGGGATTGTCACGGCGTAACTTCCCTATCGTGTAAGGGTAAGTGACCACTTCTCCATTTTCTATAAGCACTTGCAATTTAATTCTCCTTTGCGAACGGGCCGCTTCGTGGATTGGTTTTTATTAAGTTTTAGTAAGAACTCCAAGACATTCTAGCACCTGTGGTGTAATACACACTACTAGCTATAGTATCCGCTGAACTTAAAGACGAGGGGCTGCTACTATCAAGAAGATTAAAGCTAGTAGCATTATCAACTTGGCACGCTATATAGTTTCCACCAGGGCTGTACGCAAAGTTGTACGAGACTTCTGGGAAATTGAAGGTCGGACCCGACGAAGAAAAACTTGACCCGCTTATGTTATAAACATGCAACCTTTTATTTCCTCCAGCGCATGAGGCTAACTGAGTACCGTCTGGCCTCCATGACAAACCATAAAAAACACCGCTTCCCGTAATCGCTTGGGAATTCTGAAAGGTAATAGAACTAGCGTCGTAAGTAAACAAACGAAGATCATTATGTTGAGCCGCAGCAATTACACTGCCGTCTGGACTGAACCTAATAGTTTGACGAAGATTATAGTTACCAGCACCGGGGCTATAACTATCTACAAAGGTAAGACTGCCTGACGAGTGACTATAAAGCCAAACGTGTGAAACATCGTTGTAGTCATTCTTACCAATTGCCACAAGATAGTTACCATCTGGCGAGAAGTCTAATGACTCTATTGAGCCGCCCGTAAGGCCCGAATTTGGTATAGTGGTGGTGCTACTTAAACTGAGTGATCCGCTTGAAATACTATATACCTTTATGTTAAGCGTATCTCCAATGTTCGAGTTCCAATGCCCAACTGCAACATATGCGTCATCAGGGGTTAAAGCGACATCTCTAGGCCTAAACCCTACAGTTACATCGTCGTCAGAGGAAAGAGAGGCAGGGTTGCTACTATTAATAAGGTGTAGAGTTTGACCTGCTTCAGTAGTTGCAACAATAAAACTAGCGTCCGAAGAGAATTGTGCAGCAAAACCATCATCTCCACCACCGCCTTTAGCTAGAGTATCCGCTACGCTAACAGTACCGGGAGTGGTATGATCCAGCGTGGTTACGTTTCCGCTTTTGGTCATTAAGGCAATGTAAGAACCTCCAGCCGCTCCTCCTGCACCAGCACCAAGCATAATTTTTTTAGCATTTACACTCATGCCATTGCGGCCCCTGATAGGAAGCCATACCAGTTTGTTCCGCCGTCCCTTGTGATGAAGGCATATACGTTTTTTTCGCCAGAGGCTGGTGCATCAGGCGCAGTTCCGCCCGCCCAATCTACAGTTCCCGGCCAAGTTAACGTATGTGTGCCGCCAGCAGTTACCTCAAGCACAAAGCTGACTGACCTTCCAGACGTTACACCCCCAAAAGTAAACGTAGTATTCCCAGACGTGGAAAGGCTAAAGTAACCAGCGTTGTCTGCGTCTGGCGCAGGGCTTGTGCCGGAAAGAGCATCATAGTCTTCTTGCAGGCTTTCGGCCATAACTACGCCACTAAACGTGGGTGACGACGAAACATTTAAAGTTACAGAGCCGGATGTCCCACCGCCACTTAAGTTTGTACCAGCAGTAACTCCAGTAATGTCGCCCGTGTTAGTTGTGTATCCAGCGTCGTTTGCAAGCGTTGAAACATTGTCACCCGGCTGAGTGGCGCTATTCGCCAGCGCTCCTTGAGCCGCCGTTGCGTAGTCTGCGCCGTCAAAGGCTTTGACTTGGGCAAGGTTAGTTATTTCACTGTCCATCAGCGCGCCAGCAGCGGTGACATTAGCCGTATCAGTTACGTCGGCTCCAGCCTCAATGCCATCCAGCTTTGCGCCATCAGCGCCGACATCACGACCATCAACAGAGCCAGTGACGGTGACGTTACCAGTAACATCAATGCCAGCAGAAAAGTCCACATTGCCTGTAAACGTGCCACCCGATGCAGCAGAAACAAAGTCTGTTGGTATCGTCGGAGTCCCACTCAAGTCTGAATAAGCCCCAGTAGTGGCAACTGTAGCCAGCGCCGAACTCTCAACCTTATCAGTGTTTAAGTTGGTAAAGTTAGCATCCACCTCGGTGTGCGTAAGTGGAGAGCCTTTGCCCGCGCGGGTTACAATTGTTGCCATAAGATATTAATCCAATGTTATGTCGAGATCACCAGCAGGTACGCGGATAATGTCATCAATGCCGATTGCTTTAGATGTAGTCAACGCATTGCTGGCAATCATGTTTCCACCAGATGCCGCGTCCATAATCGCAATGTGAGTAACAGTCCCCCAAGAAGCTGTCGCAGCACCCCACTCAATTGCACCGCTGTTTGTTGCGGTGTTGCCACTGACGGTAAAAGTCACAGCTTCGCGCGAATATCCACCGCCCGAAACTTCCGTTCCAGCTCCGCCTTCGCCGGGGTCAGATGTAAAAAGTCCCAGATACCAAGCAGTGGGCCTCGTTGCCGACCCTGTTGTAAACAGCCACGTTAATGTGGTTGTTTCGAATGCGTTTGTCAAAGACATCTTAGTAGCTCCTAATTTTCATGCGGCGACCTGAACCACCAAACTTACTGCTCTCGCTTTCTGCGTTTATAGCATCAATCGCGCTTTGATACAACGCAGCCCAAATTTGAGTGCGGCTGTCGTCTTTTAAATATGGAGCAGAATGAATTAACGCACCATAAAGATAAGCATCTTGATAATCCTGCAAAACCCAGTTTGACGTATTGCTATCACTAAGCGGAGGAATGCTTGAGTAGTAATAAAGCTCAACATCATACGATCCATCTGGGACTGGGAATATTTCTATCTCACCAGCGGTAAATGCGTAATATGACGGGGAACCGCTGGTGTTGTTTCTTCGCGCCTTTTCCATCAAAAGTTGCTGCTGGTTAATTAACTCCAAAGGCTTAGTTTCGCCGGAAGTAATTTGAAATCTAATAATTTCTACAAAATCGGGGGGAATTGCGCTATACTGACTGTCAAGAGAAGCAGTGCTGCGCTTTTCCATGTGCCAATGCCGCACTTCACGATCCATTTTAGCTTCCGCTAGACTAATAAAATCAGGAATAACCGCCGTAAGATCGTCGCGGTTAAGCCAGTTGGCGATGCTAGACTTTAGCTCTGCGTAAGTTGTGATTGCCATTTACGAAGCTCCACTTGCGCGAGCTGCTGCGGCTGCTTTTAAATATCTTTCAAAAAAGCCCGGAACATTTTTTAGATTATACCGATTTAAAAAGTCAACGTATTCTGGATAGTTAGGATGATTTTTCATTGCTTGATCTGCAACAAGCATTTGCTGATCTGCAATCATTTGATCTCGGCTTTGTGCGGCTGGAGTATTAATTGCCATGTTGCCGCCGGACGCAGGAATAGATTGGCCAGTTTGAGCCTGACTAGGCACTTGCATGGACGAAGGTTGCGTGTAGCTCGGCGCGCCGGGTGCAGCCTGATTAGGCATTTGCATGGACGAGGGCGGCGTGTAATACGACGTGTCCGGTGTATCCTGTATAGCTGGGCCAGCGCCGCCAAACGGACTAAGTGGATTAGACCTTTGCTTACGCTCCATGTCAGACAATTGATTATTTGCCAGCAAACCGGGAGACTGAACGGGAGCGCCACCGGGCATAGCACCCGCAGCCGCAGCCTTAGACTGCGCAGCCTCTTGCTCTGCCACACTGCCAGCAGCATTTAATCCACCGCCGTCAAACAGATCAACGTACCAAGGCACATACTCACGCGTCTGCTCATTAAAGTAACCCGGCAAACTATCTTGGTTCGTAATACCAATCATTTCATCGCCAATTGCGCCAGCCTGCGCTGCGCCGCGTGTGCCAAGCAAAGACTGCAAGCCGCCAAGGCCAAGCTCTCTGCTACGCTTTGACGATAAATCGCCTAAGAAATCAAAAATACCCATAACTTATTTTCCGTATTTTTTAGCAAGGCATTTGCCAGCACGTTTACATGCTGCGGGGGTGGGGCAACCTTTACATGGTTTCATGTCATCATCCTCTAGCTTTTCTGCACATTAGCACAGTTTATTTGATAATACCACGCAGGCTGCATATCACACATCCTCAATTTCCGCTAGAACCTTCTCCATACGCGCATTTAGCTTCCAATGCCCAGCGCGCCACCTTGCTGCGTGCTGAGCGTCCTCCAAACTTAAACCCTTTCCAATGTAAGTTTTAATCCACTGGTTCATGCGGATATTTTTCATCTTAGGTGACAACTTGTGGAACGGAACTGGCTTCATGCAATACCTTTCAAATTGCGTTTAATAGTTTGCTTCCAACTTGACATCGCACCAGACAATGCAGTTGCAGCATCGCTGGCCATTGTCAGGCAAAGCGCATCCGCAAGGTCAGGCGACTTCAACCCACGCTTGCGCATCTCATCCTTACTCTCAGCCTTCATCTTGCCTGACGATGTAAAGCTGTATCTAATCGCAGTCAGCTCCGCGAGCAGCTGGTCGTCCTTCGGCAGCTTGCATGACCGATCCTCAAGCCAACCTTTTGTTTTAAACCACAATTCGCTGCGCAGGTTCATGTGGGTCTTGCCCATGGCCGGAGCCTCGCCAACATTAATCCCTCTGACTGGCGCGCCAAGCTCGCGCAGCCTGTCAACCACACCGCCGCCAACTCCAATACTATCAACTAGTATCTCGCTAGGCCGCATAGAAGGCGGCAAGCCTTCGTATTCGGCCATAACGCGGCCAACTGTCTGCATCAAATCCAAGCCCTGCCAGCTGGTAATCTCAGTCACAACATTGCCATAACGCTTGCACAAAGCAGTCTTGTCCGTGCCAAAGCGCGCAACATCTAAACCCCAAATTGGCTTAACGTCAGGTGTTGCCTCAATGTCACGATGAATCGCACTCTCAACCAAGTGAAACGGAATGATCGTGTCGTCATCCGCCATAGGAAACTCGCCAAGCACACGAATGCGAAAGGCATTGCTTTCCTCGCCATACCTTGCGCGCATCTCGTCAACAAACTCGTCAGACACAAGCGGGCTATCTATGCACGACCAACGCCGTGTCCACCAGCTGTCAGCCATCCGCGTCTGGCTCTCGTAAAACGTGCCAGATGAACGCGTCGGGTTGCTCAGCAAAATCGTAGTCGCAGCGTGGCCAGACATCGAACCAGCAGCAGCCTCAAACACCTTCTCAGGCACACCAGAAGCCTCGTCCACAACCAACAGCACATTCTCCGAGTGAACCCCAGCCAACGCTTCCGGCGTCTCCGCACGGCTCGTCCTAGCCGAAATAAAAGCCTCGCTTGGAGCCGCGTTCAACTCAACCCGGTCAGATTTAACCGTAAGCAAAACCTTCAACTGAGGCGGCAGCTCATTAATCCAACGCTTCAACTCAGCAAACAGAGCGTCAAACAGCTGGCCGGACGTGGGGGCTGTAACAACAACCTTATTCGGGAAACGCAGCAAAACAAACCAAAGCATAATCCAACTAGCCGACGTGGACTTACCCGTGCCGTGGCCACTGCGAATGCTCACCTTGCGCTCACCGTCTGCAACAGCGCGCAGAAACTCAGCCTGATAATCGTGCGGAGTAGCGCCCAACACCTCCTGCACAAACAACGCAGGGTCATCGCGGTAACGCAGCACAAACTCTTCTAACGGGTTAGCTTCGCTCATCTGTGACATCCTCGTAATCCGCGTCAATGGCCATTGCCTCACGCTGGCGATCCTCAGCATCAATCTGCGCCAAGTCAGCATTAACCTTGCGCAGCGCGTCCAAGTGCATGTCGCTCACGCTAATCGTAACATTGGTCTGAGGCCGATTGCCGTAACGCTCCTGATTATACGACCCAGCCATAAACTTGCGCCACTGCACCTTCTCACGCGTGGCAGCAATCTCCTGCGTTGAGCTGCCGCCATCCAACGCGTCAACCATCTCCAAGCCCTGCTCAACCAACGCGTCAGCTGCCTCCTGCCGAGCTTTGTTTATCACCTCGGAATACTCAGGGATTTTGTGCAGTGCCGTGCTGACGTAACCCCGGCTGCACTCATAATGCGCCGCAAGCTGCGCCATTGTGCCACCAGAAGAAAAATACTCAAACAGATACTCTGCGCCGCCTTGCTTGGTGACATCGGACAGTATTCGCTTTTGTAACGCCTTGCCTGCCATTTGATAAACTCCCATTTTTTATAATTTTACGCTGTGTAGCATATGATTGGCAAGGGGGTACGGGGGGTGGCTCCCGTGTGTGTGAATTGTATAATAATAACACTACCCCGCAAATGCTTGACCGGGGGGGGGCATTTGACATTCACGATCCTGAATAT